GGCTAACGCAAGAGCTGGCGAACAAATGGAGAAAATCATGGTTTTACATGAAAGGAGAGAGGTGATAAGGGATCCTACTCACGCGGCGCTAATTAAAGCAACACACACGGATTCGGGATGTTATCTCACTCTCAATCACTTTCTTTCCAACCATAATTTTCATCATTATACCAGGACAGAAAGTAATTCTCGAACATTTACTCTGTCTTACGACCGGTTTAAGCTGTTTTCCTTCAGCGGTCTTAGTTTTTAAACTAAGATGGACTACTACACTAATAAAGGTAATCCAAATAATAATTTCTGCATTCACTGAATCAAAATTATTAAAAACAACAGGCAGTCTTTTCCGGACATACAACGGTGGGTTTCATCTTTACATTAGAGAAACACCTAACAACGCATATTTCATCACAATAGGTAGAGTTATGAAAACACATTTTATGTGAACCTAAAAGTTTTGCTTATTCTCGAAACAAACTTTAAAAACAACGGGAGTCTGTCATCTACTGACGGTAGCAGCTCTCCACTGCATTACCCCTGAAAACCCAGTTTTCTGGTGTAGAACCCTAGCTTTATATAAAAGCTTAAAAGATTGATCCTTCTACTTATCAATCAAAAGATTAAATAGCAACTACACGTAATTGTCCTGTGATAGTCGTGGTTCCGGCTCCAAAAATACAAGTACCTTGCAACGCTAAAGTTGCATTAGCTGCACCTGTTGATGAAGCAAAAAGACTTCCATCCAATTGCACTTGTGTAAGTGCAGGACTACTAAAAACTGGATGGGAAACGGAATTAATTGGACTAAGCGTCAAACCAGCACCAGCTGTATAATTAAGCTGCTCAACAGTTTGATTGGCACCTCCATTTATAAAATTGGAGATTACGTCAATCAAATAATTACCTGCAGGAAAAGAGACAACTCCTCCATTGACAGTTAGACCTAAACCATTAGTGTCGAACGTGTCAAGAGTAATTTGTCCAGCAGCACCACTCCCTGGAGTGATGCCTGTTGCTGAATGAATAACACTAACGGATAAATTAGTTGGTGCAGTAGTTGCCTCCAGAACGGGCTTTTCAAATCTTACGGTATAACTAACATGCAATTCTCCAACTTCACCATTAACTGTCACTCCCTGCGTGGCAATATTAAAATTCCCAACATCATAAGTCTTGATATCAGTTGCACCTGGTAATCCAGCAATCCTAACATATCGTGCGATAGTTGAAGGATGTGCCAAATCACGAGGGTTCAAAGACAAACCAAAAGATTGGCTTGACATAGCATCAGCATGTGGAACAGTATCCAACATCTGCTGCTTATTTGTGGGGGCAGGATCACTAGCATCAAAATCAACACTCATAACAACTTTTCCAGATGAGCCAGCAGTATTGAACTCAAAAACCTCTTTCTTATAAATAAAATTGAGGCGAGTAAAAGTATACTTCTCAAACCTGGATGCGATAGTAGCTAACCAAGGGAACAAAGTA